GCGGTGTAGGTGATCTCAAAGCTGTCTGGGATGACGTGCTCTTCGGTGAAGGTGAACTCCCAGCTGACGGCTGTGGTCTTGATCGTGCCGTTTGCATTAGTCGGCAGCAGCGGGCTCACGGCTTCCTTACCAGACACCCTGGCCTGACGGAGCAAGAAATATTGCAGCGTGGCGTCGATCCAGTCACGCACGTTGGTGGATTCCTTGATGACCCCGTTAAACCAGAAGCCATTGGCATTGGTAAAGGTGGCCGCTGCAAGCAGGCTGGCGGTGTCAATCTGCTCCTCTGGCACCCTGGAGCTATTGCGCAGCAAGTACAGCAGGAGATCTGCCACGTTGTTGCTGGGCCCCAAGACGCTATCCAGCAGCCGGGTGACGTACATGCCGCCACGAATAAAGCAATGCACCTGGCGGTTCCACTGATCCACCCCGTCGGGGTAGGTGCATTGAAAGGCCATCGTGGATAGGCCGGTGTAGCGCCCACCTGTGCCGCAGTACGAGGGGCACTCTGGCGTGGTGTAGCTGCCACCACGGGCCACGATGAAGTTGCCAGGCACAAAAGTCCCAGCTCGCTTGCCGTAGGTCTGCGTAAAGCTGCCCACCCTGCAGCTGCGTTGGAATACATCTCGCACTTGGATGGAGTCCATCTGACCCTCACCCAACACCAGGTGGTAGAAGCCGGTCACCTCGTTAGTCAGGCTGTTCTCAAACCTGGCTTCCGTTGCTGCCGGACTGATCAGCACCCCACCAACGCTGCTGACGCGACGGCAGAACACGATGGGGATGGCATCCCCAATGACGGCACCCCGCTGGGATATGTCTAGGTTCTCCGCTCCACCAGCGCCACCCTCTGTCAGCGGTGTGCCAACGATCCCGCCTTGCCCGGTTAGGAATGCGAGTGGGTCGCTGCTGATGATGCTCATAACTTGCAGGGCGCTCCAACCAGACGTGAACTGAACTTGTGCGGGGGAACCTGGGAGCCGACTGGCGCAAGGCTGCTGCCCAACTCCATCTCAATCTCAGTAAAGCCACCCTTTACGCCAACCACTTCACCGAGGTAGGAGGCAATCAGCGTCTGTTCAGCTTGTGGAGCGCTGTTTCCCAAGGTGGTGTCAAACTCATACAGGCGCAGCTCTGCCAGCCGGGCGCCGTCTAACGCTTGCAGCACCACCTCCAGCACGTTGGTCGTAGCAGGCAGGCGCACGGTGATGGAGGATTCGCTTTGCACCTCACCAGCGGTGATGCCGTCCGCATCAAACGGCTGATAACTCCAGCTGGCGGACTCCCAGCTCACGCTGGTGTTGACGTAGTAGGACTGCCACCGCTGGTAGGTGGTGGTCCCGGAGAAGATCCGCAGAAATTGCGATTGGCCTTTAGCCATCAGCGAACACCTACGGCGTAACGCCCTGCTGGGGTGCGCAGGCTGGCGTAGATTCCATCAGCGGTCTTGCGCATGGCCTTCTCCAGGTCTGCCATGGAGACGTATTGCTGCCCGCCCTGCTGCATCACCGGGCCAGTGGTGACATTGATTTGAGCATTGCCGCCGACATACCCACCAGAGGCGTAGGCAGGGATTACAGCTCCACCACGGACCCCGTTTAGGTAGTTCATGGAGGCTTGCATCATCTTGCGCTCAGGGATGATGTATTCAGGGCCTGCTTCGCCAACCATGGCGAGGGTCCCACCCCCGACGTAGCCACCCTTTGCAAAGGCTGGGACGCTCAGCATTGGCACCAGCGGGATATCGGGGCCTGGCAGCCGGTTGAAGGAACTGATCAGTCGATTGACCAGCCCGCTAATGCTGTTGATGTTGTTGGCAATTGACTGCAGGATGCCACGGAACACATTTTTAATTGCATTGCCTAGAGCCTTGAAGGCGTTGGATGCGCTGGTCGTAGCACTGTTCCAAAGGTCAACCCAGAACTTCCTGATGGGCTCGCCCCAGTTCCATAGCCACTTAATAAAGTCACCAAGTGGTTTGCGGAATGCAATTGCCATAGCCACTACTGCAGCCACTGCCAGCACGGTCCAGCCGACAGGGCCAGAGAAGAACGCCAGCAGCCCTGGGATCAGGGTGCTGCCGATCCAAGCAAGCAAACCACTCAACGCTGTTGTGATACCAGTTACAACTGGGCCAATAACACCAAGCCATCCGGCTATCGTGGCCGCAATTTTGGTACCAGCAAACCACGCACCAATACCACTAAGGATTGGCAGCAGCTGTCCAACAAGGGTGATAAAGGCACTAAGGAATGGAGCAAGAGCAACCAGTCCTGCAAAGCCGCTCACTAATGCCACCACCGCCGTGGTCAAGAATGTATTCTTTGAAGCAAAGTCTGCAACTGCTTTGACGATAGGGCCAAGAAACTCTGTTAATTTTACCAGTGCCGGAAGTATGTTGTCACCTACGGCAATTGCCAGGGCGTCTAGGTTGTTGCGGAAGAGCTGTAATTTGTTGGCGGTGGTTTCTGACCTAACTGCAAACTCTCCCAGCACGGATCCTGCATAGGCTCCCTTGTCGCCAGCCAACGTAAGGATCCGCTCTAGCTCGCCTAGGTTGCTCAGTAGTGGCGCCAAGCCCCGTGCTTCATCACCGAACAAATCACTTAGCACAGATATTTGCTGAGACTTTGGCAGTGCGCTGATCTTCTTAAGCACTTCAGTAATGGTCCCTATAGCGTTTTGCTGCAGGCGATCAGCAAAGCCTTGGGTGGATTCATTTGCCAGCTCTTCTCCAAGACGCTTGGCGTTGGCGCGTGATTCTTCTAGATACTTTTGCTCTTGCCGTTCTACTTCCTTGAACCTGTCATCAACACCTTTTAGCTCTAGGTCTTTGCGGTCGTCTAGTTCGTCTTTGACTTGCTGCTGCTGATCACGATTTGCTCGCCGCCTGAGCTGCAGTTCACGTTCAGTGGCATCCCGCACAGCATCAATCCGCTTCTCATACGCGTCTTGAATACGCTGCACTTCAAGGTCAGCTGATTTCCCGGTCCCTTCAGCACGCTCTTGCGCAGCTTTAATTTCACGCTCTTCTTGTCTTTGTAGAGCCTTTACCTGTTCATTTGTTTTATCCTGCAGTCCGTCTTCATAGCCTGCCGCTTCATCATCCCAGTTGTCTTGAAGTGCCTGGAGCTGATTGCGATAGCGCCGGTTGATTTCCTTGCTTAGCTGGTCTGTCTCATTGCGGGCAGCCTCTAGCCTGCGACGGCTTTGCTCTTCAGCGACCTGCGTCAACTCGCGCTCCTTTGCCTGAGCGTTCACCATGCTGTAACCCAGCCGACTCAAAGCGCTTGTTTGGCGTTCAGTCATGCTTGGCCCACGGCTAAGCGCTTTGATCATGTTGTTAAAGCTGGTAGCCGCAACCTCTGATTGAATGCCGGTCTGAATCATGGCCGCACCAAATGCCATGGTCTGCTGGCCCGTCAACCCAGCGATCTTGCCCATGGCACCAGCACGTGACATGAACTCAACCAAGCTGGAAGCAGTTGCTCCAGTGTTGTTGCTGACGTAGTTCATTGCGTCCGCAAGGCCACGAACTTCTTCGTTCGTCAACCCCAAGGCCACCTTAAGCTGCGCTAGAGATCGGCCTGCCTCAGCTGCTGTCATATCAAAGGCCACCGCCACCTGCGCAACCAACGTGGCAAACTCTTTCAGCTCGCCTCTAGCAATGCCAGACTGGCCTGCTGCCGCATAAATCTCAGCAAACCCCTTAGCCGCTATTGGCATCTGGCGCGACAAATCCAGTATCTCTGTCTTGATTTCTTGCAGCGCCTCTGGTGTCTCTAGCCCACTGACTACCTTACGCACGTCGGCCATACTTGACTCAAAGTCAATAGCCGCTCTAGCTGCAAGCCCTAGTGCAACGCCAATGCCTGCAGCAGCCGCAGCAGATGCCTGCCATAGCGAGCTGTCAAGCATTGCCTTAAAGCCGCCCTTTGCCGCTGCAGCGGCCTGCTCAGCGCCCATCAAGCCCTTTTCAAGGGCACCAAGATTCTCCAGGCCTGTGACCTTTGCCGCAATGCGCAGAACTGCCTGGAGATTCATGGCCATGATCAGCGCCGTCCCTTGCTGGTGGGCTTCATTGACTTTTCAACTTGCTCGTTAATCAGCTGCTTGGCTCTGCCCTCCATCACTTGCAGATCCTCCATCAGCTGCTGCCTGCTATCTACAGCGTAAAGATCCATCATCTGAAAAACCACGCCATAATCCAAGCCCATAACCCCAGCCGGTGCTGGCCTCCATTGAGTTTGACACCGTAAAAACATCAGGATTACATCCTCATGCTCTTGCCATACCTCAAACTCTTTTGGCTTTAGCACCGACTCAGGAAGCTCCAGGCCAAATGCTTCCGCATCTGCCAATAGCTCATCTACTGCTCCGCCATCGCCATGGAACCAATGCTCCACGGCGCCGATCAGTTTTTTCTCTTGGCCTCAGCAAGACTGCCAAACCATGCCTTGACAATTTGCCCGGCTACGGTCGGGATCTCTAGCAGTTCCTTGACAGCCTTTTCAGAGAATGGAATGGGCTTGCCATCGTCATCCTCAACGCCATCCCAGCCGACCATGATTTCGCGTGCTGCATCTTGGTCTTCTAGCTCCTGGTCATCGTCTAACCGTCCACGCTCTTGAAGGCGTGCCAGCTTGATGATTTCATTAATCCGGGACTGAGGCAAGCGGCGGAAGGTAGCGTCAAATGTTTCTGTCAGCCTTTTACCGCCATCAATTGGCAGCACAATTTTGACAGGCCACACGTACGTGGCTGACTGCTGCAGCTTGAATGCCATAAGGTCAGGTGAGAGCGATTGTGAATTCGTCGTTTCCTGCCGAAGTGGGGATCGGCATGAAGGGCAGCTTTAGCATGATGATGCCGTCGCTGTCTTCGTATTCTGGTGAGCCCAGATTGCAAGTCGGCGCCGTAAAGGTCACAATGTTGCCTGCCGTGGTGCCATGGGTCCAGCTGAACTCATCTAGCGTTTGACCGCTAGCCGCTGTGAAGAAGTTCTTAGTACCCACTGCAGGCGCTTCAACCGTCACCTCACCTTCCGGCTTGCGGTCGGTAATCATGATTTGCTGCGTACAGCCAGCCAACTGGCGGAAGGGCGTTTCGTTTGCCAGCCCCAGGCTGAACGACTCCAGGCACGCGGCATAGCCGTGTACTTCAATAGGAGTGGTATTGGTGCTGTTGACGATCACCGGGTCAGCTTGGTTGGCAAACGTCAGCGCTGGCTGAGTTTCAGCCGTCGGAGCGTTGTAAAGGCCAGTGAACTCAAAGCTGATCTTGGGAATCTCGCCTGCTTGCAGGCTCATGCTCCAGGTGCCCCGACAACCTGTCACCTTGTGGCGGGTGTCATCTGCGAAGTAGTACAGGGTGGTGCTTCTAAACCCAGTTGACACTGGCGCATAGGTCACGCTGGTGGTTGCGACAATCGTTTCGCTAAAGCCACAGGCTTGCATCAGCGCCGACCACTTAGGCGCGGTGCCAGCAGTGCCGGATCCTGCAATCTCAACGTCAAAGCTGACGCCCACCAAACGCTGGCCCACCACCTTCTCGGTGTTGCCAAGTGCAGCCAAGATCAGCTCACGATCCTTCAGCTCCAGCTGCAGCGGCTGGATTGACAGGTTGCTAACCAGCAGGGCATCAGTTCCGACAGGAGTTGGATCCGTGCCGTAGGTGCCACTGCCTTCAATCTTCGCCAGCAGCAGGCGCTTCCGTGTCAGTGCCATCGGTGGAATCGGGGGTAGTCAGGTCTGCAGCTGGCGTTTCTTCAATCAATACCCATTGGTTCTTCTTGGGATCCAAGAGGTATGAACCACCTGCTGAGGGTCGCGTAGGGAGTGGGAGTTCCTTTGCCACAATCAACAGCTGCTAGCGCCACCCTCAGGCTATGGATGGCCTTTAGCTGGTCAGGTCTGTCACCCCAGTGCGATACCTAACGGTGTAGGTGCAGACGCTCCAGAGCGCTGGCTGATCTGCCTTCTCCATCTGTGGATCCACCGACACCGGCCAAATGTCCATGACCAAGCCGCCCAGGGTGCGGTCTGCTAACAGCTTGCTATGCAGGTCTTTGATGATGGGGTCGGCCAGCTGGTCTGGAATTGCGCCACGGGTGTAGACCGCAATCAGCACGGTTAGGCGCCAGTCGATCTTGCAGGTGCTTACCAGCTCCTCTGCAGCGTTGTCGGTGCTGGGTTCAATTACCAGCGCTGGCGCTTCATTCCTGGCAAATGCTTCCACCCTGGAGCGGTAGATCCTGCTGCTTACTCCTGTGGTCCCTGCCAGCGTGGAGGCAATAGCAGCCAGGATCTGCTCCCGTTTGCTGGCAGTCATTAGCAGACCATGAAGGCGAAGACGGTCTAATTAGCGGGTGCCCTGGCCCCTATAGCGTTTCCGCCCACGGCGCCTAGGGCGCGACCTCAAACCATGGCCAATGCTGGTGGTCTTTCTGATTGGGTCTTTGCGGACGGTGCCAGCCAGGCCCGCCTTTGCCTTCACTGCCATTAGGTGGTGATCAGGTCACCACGGTCTAGGGATGTTGTAGAGGATTCCTACAGCACCGGCACGACGTATTCCGTTGTGGTGCCTGCGTAGTGCTTCCAGATGACCTCACTGGAATTGCCTGCCCATGCCGATGCCTGGGCTACTGGGATGCCAGCTTCTAGCCAGCGGCTGATGGCCACATGGCGCAGGTCGTAGGGGCGATACCTTGCTTTGACGAGGCCAGCGCTGTGCAGCTCGTCCACCCGCTTGCGAAAGAAGCTCTGGAAGGCGTAGCGATTCCACGGGAAGATGTACCGCCCCTCGCGGGGCTGAGCTTCAATCAGCTCCTTGGCTCTGGCGTTCAAGGGCACCCACCGTTTCTTGTTGGTCTTGGTGCTGTCCTTGTGGCCGTGGGTCAGCGTGTAGTTGCTGTGGACCAGAATGCGGTCGCCGTCTAGGTCATCCCAGCTCAGGGCCCGCACCTCCCCGGTTCGCATTGCGGTCTGCAGCATTACCTCGGCAAATGTGGCCCAGTTGACGGCAGAGTGATGGCGCTTGGATTCCAAAGCGATCAGCACCAGCGGGATCTCGTCACGGGGAATCACAGTGACCTCGTGGTCCTGCTGCGGTGCCTTGGGCACGCGGAAGTTTGCAACCGGGTTGCGCTCCAGTAGGCCAACGTCCTCGGCAGCAGCCCAGCGGTACATGGACCGCACGAACATGGTCACGCGCCTGGCGGCCTTGACCGGCTCTTGCTGGAGCACCCAGAGCAGCACTTGGCGGCCTTGGCTGAGATCCTGCACGGGGCAGCGGCCCAGCCATTTAGTGACTTGGGCGTAATCAGTGCAGAGGCTGGTGGGTGAGAGCGAGATGCTGCGCTCTTGCAAGAACATGCCCCACGCATCGTGAAGCGTCGGCAGGGCAGGGCCTGCCAGATAGGCTTGAGCCATCGGGTCCATTCGCAGTGGATCTGGTCGCGGGTCAGGCA